CAATAACGGTGGGAGCGTTGGGTTCGCCATTTAACGGTTCTTTCACCGTTCTTGACTTGCCGCAACATGAGTTCACTGGCATTGACTCGACTACTGGCGAATTTCTATTTGATGTCAATGTTGCGCGACCTAACCAAATCTTGTATGCGTGCACCGGCAGCAATGTTCAATATGTTGTCGCGCTCGCTGGCACAGTCGTTTATACGCAGACTGCAAGTTGGATTACTGCTGCAAACATTGAGGATTGGATTGGTATTGGCACAGCAACGGCAGCCGACACAACTTTTTTAACGCAATGCGCGTCGGCCGCAAATGTGTTTTGTTATCGTCGTCGCCAGGAGAGCGGATATTTTGATTCGCTTACAACTTCGCCCAGTGGCGATGTCACACTTGCAACGATCATGTACGGTGGCGCGTTGTATCGTCAGCGCGGCGCAATAACAGATTTTGCATCATTTGATGGCATGTCGACAGGCTCGACAACTGGTTTGTCACCAATGATTAAACAACTTTTAGGTGTTGACAGACCGCAGGTTGCTTAATGCCAGTTGCGTTTACCGACCTATTTAACGAGGCGCTAGACGATCTCACAGCCACGCTGGTTGCTGCAACAGGCATGCCCGCCGTAATTACCGACCCGCGAAATATGCAACCCCCATGCGTGTTTATTGACGCACCAACTTTTGACGCTTTTAATTACAACATCGTCAAATTGATGTTCCCGGTCAAGATCATTACGCTCGGCCCAGCAAACCTAGACGCTCAACGCTCACTATTAAACATCATGTCAAAGGTGCTTGCAGCCAACATTGCCGTAACTGACGGCCGACCCACGACTACGCTAATTGGTGGCGCTGAGTATCCGAGTTACGAAGTGACCGCAAATGTTCAAGCACAAACACAATGAAAGCAAACATGACCGATTACATCGTCACCAGCAACAGGCTTAACGGGCACAGGCGAGGCGACATCATCAAGGCAGCCGATCTAGGCGACCTGACTACCGACCTATTGTTTCTAGTTGAGTCTGGACACCTATCACCATTAAAGGCAACAAAATCTGCTAAAACTATAACTACAGACTCAGAGGAGTAACGACATGGCAACAACGGTTTATCTTTCAAATCCAAATGTGACGATCAACTCGGTTGCGTTACAAGATCAGTGCACATCGGCAGTCGTCAACTATGTGTACGAGCAGTTAGAAACAACTGCGTTTGGTGACACTGCACGCAAATTTGGTGGCTCAGCAGTCACATCGTTACAAAACAACAGCATAGAAGTTGAGTTGTATCAGTCGTATGCAGCGTCAGAAACAGAAGCAACAATCTTTGGACTAGTTGGCATCGTGACCACACTTGTTGTTGCACCAGCATCAGGGTCAGTGAGCAGCACGAACCCGTTTTATACTTTGGTTGGGGCGTATTTGGAATCTCACACGCCAATTAACGCATCGCTCGGCGAATTGTCAACTATTACGCTTACATTTACTGGCGGCGTTTTAACAAAGACGACAACATAATGCAGCGGCTCTGGCCGCTGAGAACGAAACAAAACAAGCCGCGTTTACAAACGCCGTACCGAGAGGCAATATGCAACTAACACTAAAAGTCACATTTGAAGACAAAACCGAAATTGTGACAACGAACATGATGACCATTGTCATGTGGGAACGCAAATACAAACGCAAAGCATCACAGATCAGCGAAGGCATTGGCATTGAAGATTTGTCATACATGGCATACGAAGCGTCACGATCACAAGGAATAACAGTGCCGGCATTACTTGACGATTACATCAGGTCAATTAAAGATTTAGAAGTGGTAGGCCAAAACGACCCAAAAGTAGACGCGGGTCATACCGCTACGGATTAGCGCAGATACTTGTGGCAACAGGATTCTGGCCGTCAGAGATCACATTTGAATTAGATGACATGAACACGGTCATTGAAATGATTAACAAAGATCGTAAGCAACGCTGATGCCTGTTGATTATGTAATTCCTGAGATACACGGCATTAAAGAAGCGCTGGCTGAACTTAACTCATTTGACAAGGTGTACCGCAAACAGATCACTAAAGACATTCAACACGCTGGTGTCAAAATTATTACAACGGCACGCCAACTAATACCATCATTCAATAACAGCAAGGGCAATGGCGCACCGCTATCTGGCATGGTTCGAGGCTCACTAATTAAAGGCCGTGAAGTGCGATGGACTAACGAAAAAGCGCGAGGCGGTTTTAAAATAAAGGTCGGTCAATCAGCGCGCAAAGATAGAGTCGTTGAATTTGCTGGCAAAGACAAAGTGTTTTTTAAAGGCACGCCATACCAGTTAATGGTTATACAGCAAAAAGATGCAGCCGGTGCTATCTACGATCACGCTGGTATCAGATCAAGTGACACCGCATTTGTCGCCAATTTAAACATGCAAGAAGGTTTAGCGCCACGCGCAATTGATATCGCAGTGGAACGCAACCGAACCGAAGTAGAACACGAAGTTATGCAAATAGTAGAACGAGTCATGACAAAACTAAACAGAAACATGCAGACAAATTATGGCAATTAACATCCCAATCATTTCGTCACTTGACTCAAAAGGATTTGACAAAGCAATCGCAGAATTTAAATCACTCGAAGGCGCGTCAGCCAAAACGGCGTTCGCGTTAAAAAAAGCATTTGTGCCAGCGGTAGCAGTGCTCGGCGGTTTAGCAGCAGCCGCTATGCCAGCAATCAGCGCCGCCAGCGATCTCAACGAAACGATAAGCAAAACCAGTGTAATTTTTGGTGACGCCGACAAAGCACTATTCACATTTGCTGACACTGCTGCCACAACACTTGGTCAGACTAAACAGCAAGCGTTAGACGCAGCAGCAACCTTTGGAACATTCGGCAAAGCAGCCGGGTTAAGCGGTCAAGAATTAGCAGGATTTAGCACCGACTTCACCAAACTTGCATCAGATTTATCGTCATTTAACAACAGCACACCACAGGAAGCAATCGACGCGCTCGGTGCGGCGTTGCGTGGCGAATCAGAACCTTTGCGAAAATTCGGTGTTTTGCTATCGGCTGATGCAATTGCAGCAGAAGCACTGCGAATGGGTCTAGTAACAACAACAGTTAATTCAGATGATCTGGCGCGTGCAACAGCCAAAGCAAATATTGCATTTGAGAAACATAACGAAACTTTAAAAAAATATGGTGAAGGCTCAATTGAAGCGCAAAAATCTGCGCTCGCATTATCAGACGCAGAGGCTCGACTCAACTCAGAAGTTGAGGGCACTAATGACAAATTAACTGCACAACAAAAAACATTGGCTACACAGTCGTTGATCATGAACGCAACTAAAGACGCTCAAGGAGATTTTGCTAGAACCAGTGACGGACTTGCAAATAGTCAACGGATTTTGACGGCGCAAATGAAAGACTTGCAAGCAAATCTAGGTCAAGTTTTATTGCCAATAGTTACAGCAGCGGTTGGTTTTTTCAGTCAATTTACTGGTGTGTTGGCAGGCAATCAGGAAGTAATGGTCATTGTTATCGGTGTGGTTGCAGCGTTAGCGGCAGCAATCATTGTGGCCAATATCGGTATGAAAATTTATACGGCAACAACTAAAGCAGCAGCCGCAGCAACAGCATTGTTTAATTTCGTTATGTCGGCAAACCCAATTGTTTTAGTGGTAATTGCTGTCGCTGCAATAGTTGCCGCTTTAATAATTTTAGAAAACAAATTTGGTGCGGTCACTGCTGCGTTGCGAATTGTTGGCGATGGGTTTACTAACGGAATTATTAACCCTGTCAAAGCAGCAATCGGGTTAGTTGCCGATCTGGTACGCATTATGGGCAAAATTCCTGGTGTGAGTGCTATTGGCGGTCTTGTCGGTAAAATTACTGGTTTCGCTGATGGTGGCATTGTGACTCGACCTACTTTGGCAATGGTCGGCGAAAAAGGGCCTGAAGCAATTGTGCCGTTAGGTCGTGGTGGCGGTGTTGGTGGCATCACAATTAATGTCAGCGGCGGAATATCGACAGGGCCGCAAATCGGTCAAGCCGTCTACAACGCGCTACTGAACTACAAACAGGTTTACGGACCACTAAACGCACTGGCGGCCTAATGGCAGCAACGCTAATCACTGGCGGTAGTTACCTACTCGAATTAGGCACAGGCTTTGACAGTGAAGCATTTGTGCTTGACCAGAGCGAGTTAGATGGGCCACAAGTTTTAGATGGCGACGGCGAGGACTTTCAAGATATCACAACATTTGTTAACGACATCAACATTACGCGCGGCCGTAAACAGGTAGTCGATGCGTTCGGTGCAGGGCAAATGGTCGTGTCAATGCAACAAACAAACAACGATCGTGCGCTAGACCCGTTTAACACTTCGTCGATCTATTACAACACATCTACTGAGCAGCCTGGTTTAGGGCCGTTACGACCGATCAGGTTAAGTCGTGATGGCGAATATTTATTTGTTGGCAAAGTTGTTTCGTATGCACAACAATATGTGTTAGGCGGTCAGACACAGTACACGGTGTCTTGTGCTGATGACATTTACACGCTCGCACAGGCAGCACTACCAGAGACGGTCACGGTTGAACAAACTTCAAGTGCTCGACTCACAACAATGCTCGCACTTATTCCGTATACCGGCACGACCGATATCACTGCGTCACCAGTAGCAACGCTGGGCGCATTTACGATCACAGAATCTGCGAACGCTAACCAGTACGCAAACCGTATTCAAGACGCTGAACAGGGTCGCATCTTTGTCGACCGTGAAGGCACGCTCGTATTCCAAAATCGCATCGGTGACACACTCGTGCCATCAACCGTAGAGTTCAGCGATGTTGGCGCAAACACAAAATATGATGTGCTCGGTGTCGAATTTGACCAGCAAGCAGTCATCAACTCTGCGACCGTAGAGATTGAGTCTGGTGGCGCACCGCAAACAGCGACCGACGCGGCATCTATATCAGAATACTTTGTGCAGTCGCAGTCAATTCTTGACAGTTTGCTATCAAC